GTATAATTAATTTATTACAGGTGTATTTTTGATTGGGTTTTGACTGTCGATATGGTGTACCTTTTTGTACAGTAAGTAATAGGGTAAGTGGAGCTCCATAATTAAAGACTAATCTTCAATTATTTGGGCTTTTTAAACGTTTCTACGATGGCTGTGCTTTTTCGCTTTTCAGCTTCCTTGACCGGTATAAATTGACCAGTCTTGGCATCACGGCCAACTTTATAAGTGTTAGATTTAGACATCTTCTATCCTCATAAATATGCATTTAAGTGCATAGCTCGACATTAGCACCCTTGCTACCGCCTGCTCATCCGATAACACAGGTAAATAAAAAGGGAGCCCCACTATAAAGATAGAATAAAGATCAATTTTTGGCCAATCAAGAAGGAACTAAAGATTTTTTGAATTATGTCGATGTATAATTAAAGTCATAATCTGAAGTAGAGAATGCAAATAACCGGTGAGCAATTGTTTTTTTTGGTTCAAGTATTAAGAGACTCCTTAGATATCCAAATGGGCTATGATTGGAGTTTTAGGAAAAAACGAGATGAAAGGAAGCAGTTTTACGAAAATTTTATATATACCATTTTGTCTCAAAAAAATATCGATATAAAAGATTTAGATTTAACAAAATTAAAAGGCAGGTAAAAACCTGCCTCAATAATTAACTAATTTTATAACTATCAATTTGATTCGCAAGTTCAATTACGGCATCATTAGTTTGGCTTGAATATTTCATATTGGCACATTCAAGCTCATGAAAGTTTTTATTATCATACCACTCAACCTTATAAAGAAATCCAGATGCATTGTTTCCTTCTACAGTTAGGATGGTAGCCTTATTGTTAATACTATAAGTGACATCTTCTATTGCCAATTCCACTGCAGTATTAGATGCTTTAACACTCATTACTCCATAGGAACAGCTCCCAATATTTTTGGCATCAAAATATTGAGCAGCCCCAGACCATCCACCTTTATCTTCATGAAAGCCACCTTGAGGTGCCACTCCAAGTAATGTGATATTTCCTGCCGCTATTAGAGCATTACCTTGAGGGACGCCATTAAATTTAAAGGCTAGCTTTAAATCCTTAATTTGTTGTCTTAGATGGGTGCTTGTAGCTCTATCATTTCCTGCATATAACTTAAATTGTGTTTTGGAATAGCTGTGGAAATTAAGTAATTCCAATGGTCTATTAGTATCTAATACAGCATAACCCAATGTTTTCATTTCCTCTTCAGCTTTAGCGCCTTTTTTCAATTGATCTTCTGATAAATTTAACATAGACCTAGGAACTAATTTAATTCCCGAACCTGGCAATGGAAGTCCTAAATCTGATAGAACCTTCATGCGCTTTTGTTCTTCTATTTTTTCTTGATCTGGAGTTAGCTGATTGGCCGCAAATGCCGTAATCGATAATAAAGACAATGCTAATATTTTTGTTTTCATAATTTATCCTTTTAAAAAATATATTTACCATCCATCGATAATATTGCAAGTCTCTGCGTAAGTTTGATCGAATGGAAGTTGTCTATGATAATCAGAGAGATAATGATATCCCCATACTCTCCAATTAGTGTTCATTGGATTACCTTCACCCCAATGAATAGCATGTGCGCGCCAGGTATAGTGAAAGCCTGTGTCTATAGCATGGGATGTGACACCTTGATCTGAGTGATAACTTACAACTCGCCAATCGAAAGGATGTAAATACCACCAAGTTATTGATTCATTATTGCCGCAATTGGCACGACTATGAACAGTGGTTCTATCTAAGCCCGCTTGTGCATTAACCGCTAGTGATAACAGCGCACATCCTGTTAATTTTCCTATATACTTCATTGTACAACTTACTCCTATAACATCTTTAAAGAAAACCTTCCATGTTAACTATTTCCTTAGTGAAGGGGCTCTAACCCTCTCCGACACTTACTGTGTCTTTGCATAGCTAAAGTAGAACAAGATTTATTCCATTTGCTCGATTGAGTTGTTTAAATCTGGCTCTCCACAAAAATACGCGTAAGATACCATAGCACTTGCTTTAAGTCCTCTAAAAGCTAATTCTTTTAGCTCTTCTTTTTCTTCCGATGTCATGGTTCTGCCACATTCTTTTTTACAATTTGGTGAGGCACAAAACGTTCTGTCCCATTACAAAATATGATCTTTATATTTTTCTTCAAGACCTAATTCTACACGCCCTAAAGCTTCATACATCCGTTCAAATCCTATATCCGATAACGCTATACGAATTTTCCCAGAGTGCACCACACCTCCACGAACCAAACAACTAAAACTTTCTTCATCTAGCATAATGCTTTTGCTATCTTCACTCATAATATTTCTATATCCTTTCTGTTTGTAAGCTTAATTAATTTAATTTTCTTTCCTGATTCCTGGGCTATTTTCTTTGCTATAGGTTTTAGTTGTTCCATGCGTATCTTATCGGCACACACGAATGGCATAAAGGTTTCACGGCCATTCACGGGCATTGTCATTCCGACTACACCTTCACCGCTTTCATCTACAGAAACAAAAGCATACATTTCCGTTATTTTTTCCAAATAGTTCATTCAATTTCCATCCAATCTTGAGCTGCAAAATCATTAAATTGAGGGGTGAAAGGGAATATATCCATAGAGTTGATTACCAAAACTTTTTCATTTGGATCAAGATAAATAAACTGATCTTTCCAGTCTTTCATTTTGGCTTTGGAACCATTTTGTAATAAAGGTATCATTTCACAAAAATTATACTCTTTCTCATCACCTTCAACTAACCATCCATCCGATACCATAATGTCTTCATTATAAAGATAATGAGACAATCTAGGCTGGAATGACTTCACATCATTTCCATCCAATCTAAAATAAACACCGTCTTTCCATGGATGTCGTGTAACTTTAGAGCCAGATTTTAATTTTTCCATTGCTTCACAGAATTTCATTAGTCAATCTCCTTTTTTACTCTTACAGGCTCATGGCCAGGATTCCTTTTGTACCATTCTTCTTCGGTTATTTCTTTTATAGCCCCATGTTCTCTGATAAATATGCCACTTCCGCACAATTCTTCTTCTTGATCGGAACTATGAAACCAGTTTATTTGAGCGGCCATCCATGAACCACGACACGCCTTACATACACGTAAGGTATAGAATTTTTTACCGTTGTCCTGGATATGTGTTTGCGATATTTCATGTTTAAATGGAATACCTAACTCGTCCATTTCATAAAAACAAGCCATCCAGAGGGTTCGCCTCTCCTCATCTACTTCATGACATCTTTGACATGCTTCCACTAAACAACTCCTAAAGTTGACAATATCCATCCGTAAAGTTGACAATCGGCAGGAATTGCACCTGCTTACGCTGCGTTCCAACGGCGATTTATAGGGGGCCACCGTATCAGCGCGAGTTATAGCTCATCCCTTTCAATCATTCCACCTGTGTGTCACTGTCCACTCAGTAGGGTTTAGACCATTATCGTTCAAAATGGTCTGAAGTGACCTCTAAAACGGGACGTCATCATCTAAAGAATCTGTCTCTTTATTACTCGCTAATGGCTTTTGGTCTTCCTTCTTAATATAATCTTCAACTTTATTCTTATCGGGGTACTTAGAACCCAACGGCTTGCCTTTTAACTTATCTTGGGGTATTTCGCTACCCGTCTCCACAGTTATTTTTACTTTAACGGTTTTGTTAATTGCAACTTGAGAACAAAGCTTACCTTCTGCATATTCTTTTTGAATACCCGCAGATTCCGCAAAATGTACCACCTTCCACATCATTTGCTTGGTGAACACTAGGAAGTCTCTAATGTCGTGTGGCTTTCCCGCTTCATCATAACAAGTAACGGTCATATCCATCATAGGATTACCGGAACTTGCGGACGTGGTATCTTGTGAAGCGGTGATAACCGCCTCATAGATTCCTTCTTTCATTAACTGAAAACGCTCGGCCATTGCTTCCTGCTCGCTCATTACATCATATTGAAACATTACTTTTTCTCCTTGTAGATTGACGTTGAATAGTTAATTGTTACATTCCTGCATATGTTGAAAGGCTTCTCACACTCATGGCATTCAAAACATTCCACCCAATCTAAAAACTCCCACGAATCGCTATGTTCGTGGAAGCAATGCGGACAAATTACTTCATCCGTATATTCATGGTCTACTTTATCCATCATTCACCCTTAATCTTAGAATTAAGGAAGTCGATACATTTTTGTATGGACTCTTTTTGCATGTCCGACCAAGCATCAGAATTGGCTTTATCCAGCCATTTTTGCGTAGTCTCTTCACTTACCTTGAGTAACTCTACAAGTCTCTCAACTTCTTTTATTTGGTCAGGCGTTGCTAGTTCCTGGGCTACTGCTTCCCGCTCAATTACCGCACGTCCGTATCGCTCTGCAATCTCTTCATAAGAGAACGGAAAGGTGTCTGTATCTTGGAATGTTTCAAAGCGTGACTTCTTAACAAGGCCAACTCTGTGCGTTCCGCGCTTCTGGATTTCAAACACCAGGTCAAAAAGGTAATCTAATTTCTTGTAACAGTCGAACGTTTGCCCTAAAACTGCTAAATTCTGTCCGTACTCATTCTTGCTATGAGAAGTAATAATAACGTTCATGTCCAGGCGGAACAGCAAATTTAATAGTTGCTTCATTCGCTTGTTTGCTTCACCATAATGTCGGCCAAAGTCCGTTCCAACCTTGCGCTCTGCTTTCTCTAGCAGGTCATTGTATGACAGGGTTAGTGAGTCAATGATTAAAGTTTTATAGTCATGCTTGGTCGTTAAAAGCTCTCTGACCTCGTTAATCATTTCATCAAAGTCTACGGTCATAAGAACTGCACCGTCTGATTTCTCAATTAACCTAACATATTGAGGCTTATTTGTTGAACCTTCCGTATCAATAATATAGGGTTTTGGAAATTGAATTGCTGCATAAGTCTTACCGACCCCAGCGGCACCATAAAATAATGCTTTAAGTCTGCACTCGGCAACCGATGGTTTCTTTGCTTTTAACGCCATTTTTACATCTCCTAACTTGTTAACATAATGTGACCATTTAAGGACTTAGATAAACTCCATATAAACCCGTTCACCTCAAGCAAACGGATTTATAAAGTGTTTATCTATGACCTCGTGGCTTGTTACAGCATTCGCAACGGTCGTAATTACGTGGGTAATAGCACCCATAAGCTGAGTAATAATTCATCAGAAATCGATGACCAACAACCAAACATTTAATTTTATTTAACATGTTAACCTTCTCCATTTTCTAATAAAGTTATACGTCCTATTGCTGCAAACCTTGCTTCTTGAGCTGTGTCATACCATTCGTCAGAATCTATAACTCCATCATCATAAGGTTGACAGCCTTCGCTATAAATTTTGTAGGTAAATCCATCGACTGTTTTATCCGTTTTTCCTTTACTGCTCCAAACCGGAACTAATTCATGGAATATTTCATATTCATAACAACTGTATTTTTCTTTCATTAAAACTTCCCCCACACGATGTCGCCATGTTCCTGGTCGCGATAGGAATAAAAACCTTGCTCATTCATCATGTTTTGAAGGTATTGACTACAAGCACTATCAAGAATTTCTTGGAGGGATAGCTTGTAATAACTGATTATGTTTTTCCGAGTTACTTCTGCGAACTTATTGCGGTTTTCTTGGGAATCATCTTGAAGCATGAACAGTAGGGCGCATGTATATTCGTTATTTATCGAGAAATCATTTCCATGGACGCACTCACCTGTTTCTCGATCAGTGGATTCCATATAAAGTCTTGTGAGTTCTTTTTGCTCGGATTCTGGCAGGTCGTGGAGAGAGAGTAGGTATTGCTCACATTCATATTTCGCGTAGTGAGCAACTAATTCTTCCGCATAATTCGAAAGGTTTCTTTGGTGATTCACGTTTGCCAATCCTTTGACATTAATTCCTAAGGCGAAGGGATCGTTTCTAATCTCTTCGGCATTATTTCTGGAAATGGGTAGTTCACAATCATTATAATTTGCCAGTATATCGTATTTGCGTGTTGCGTTCATTTGTTTTACCTCTTATGCTGATTTGTTGAGGTAATTACAACATATGTAGTAACTACGAGTCAATACATATGTATGAATATTTATGTAGTAACTTGTGAGTAATGACCAATACATATGTTTGATCACATATATGTATTGTGATAATCTCTCTTTAATTACTAATTAAGGGTCAAGCAATGACTGTAGACGAAGCGGTAGGTGAGTATGGAAGCGGAAGAAAGGTTTGTATTGCTTTAGGCATATCTGATAGAAACTTCCCTAGATGGAAAAAACAAGGATGGATACCCCAGGCACAACAATTGAGAATTGAAATTCTGACAAATAGAAAGTTAAAAGCAGATGAATTTGGGCCAGATAGACGGCCGATTAATAAAGATCATCTATAATTATATCAAAGAAACATAAAAGGGCGCTTATTATGAAACGCATTATTCAAGTAAGTAGGGTTGAGAAGGAAGTTTTATCTCCAGAAAAGTATTTAAATCTAAATAAAAAGGAGAAATCAAACATCTCTTTTTCTGAAATAATACCTGCGCGTTTAGGCAAATCAGATTTTGGCAAAATTATGGTTCATTATAGAACCCCTATTTATAAGTAAAAAAATGAATGAAATTAATAAGAAAAACAATCATCCAAGCCCAGCTATTATCGAAAAATTCCTTAATAATCAAGAGAAAGAACTCGAGCTACGCTGTAAAGAATTAGATCTTCAACAACAAAGCAATAATAATTCTCATGAATATGCTATTGCAGCTTTGCAAGCTACTAAAGAAGATATGGAAGCCACGAGAAATCATGAGGCAACGGTAATTAAAAGTAGGCATCTGTTCGCAGGGGCTACTTTATTTGGACTTATAATTTTGGTTGGATTTGCCCTATATTTGAATAAAGATCAAATAGTACTCGAAACGCTTAAGGCTATAATATTATTTGGTTCTGGAGGTCTTAGCGGTTATGGGTACGCTTATATGAGAACCAAAAAAGACCAAGAACAGTCTTGAGATTTATGAGCGCCTTTTAAATGGCCACCAATTGATTCCTTTATTGGATGACTCAGAGAGGGCTTTCCCTCCAGTTTCTTTATATTCGAGAAGACGGGCGTGATTATTTAGAGCATCGAGCATTTTAGATTGTTTTTCATCACTGACGCCTATTTGACCCATTAAAAAATCGTTTTGCTTCTTTTTTTCATCCACCATTTCTTCCAAATGGCGTATTTTCTCTTCTAGCACTTTCATGGTCACATCGTCTCCAGATTTCTCGCTATTTCCATCGCTTTCCACTTTCATTGCATCAGGGTATACACGGAAAAATTCAGCTTTATCAATAAAGTATTTTCCGCTCTCATCCCTGTTAACACTGATGTTCTTCTTTTTTATAAGATTAAGAACGTGCCTCTGCGAGCAAGCAAGCAGCACAGATGCTTCTCTACAAGTTAACCAAGTTTTTTCTATGTTCATTGCTCATCCTTTCGCGACATTTCGCATTATTTCTAGCACTTTCCAGCCGCGGAATTGGGTGGAACAGATGTTTGTCTCCATAATGCTAGCTATGTTAATTTAAAACACTTCCTTAGAACTAATTTTTCAAAAATATACAAATATTTCTTTGTACCATTATTATAACTCAATTATTTAGTTATAATAACCGAGTTGATTAATGCAACATATCAATATTTATAGTTAACATATATGATCAACAGAAGAAAATAAACAATTAAACAAGGATTTAGTTATGTTACTCAATGACTTATACGATCATTATGGCACTTGGACACAATTAGTTAGGCAGCTCAACCTAGGAAACAGTACTTATCAGGTATGGAGAAAGCAGGGTTATATCCCATTTAAGGCGCAATTGCTCATTGAAAATATGACTCATGGCCTTTTCAAAGCAAATGAAGCACACGGTAAACCAGCTTTAAAAATGGAAGGGCGATCTATTTCTACCCAATAAAAGAAATAGGTTGGTAACAAATACGGCATGGAATAGGGGGCTTTTACACTTGAACAGTTCCGGGAATTTCCAGGCAAAATATTGATTGATAGGGCGCGCAGATGTATATTGCAAGAGTAGGTATGTAATTGCTCTAGCATTGGATTTTATTTGTTCAGAGAAGAGTTACAAATGAGTTGTGTTTGAAAGAGAGAGGTTAGAGGCATCCTGCCCCTCTGTAAACAAAACTTTCCGCGCGAGAATGTCTACCGACCAAAGTGTCATTCATCGCTATTTTAACCCGACATAAGTCATAGGTCGTTTTGGCTTTGTCAAGGATGTGCCATGCATTTCCATGCATAACAGGCTAAATCCACCACCCTAACAGTAATTGCTGAGAGTTAGAAAAACACAGCTATTACAGAGGACGATTATACTATGGAACATGCTTTTAATACAAACATTGCAGCAAAGTACGATGTAAATATAGCGGTACTTCTTCATTTTTTCAAATGTGCATCCGATTTCAATACACCAAGATCAAATTGGGTTGAAATTACTCCTGAATACTTAGATTCTTCTCTCTATTTTTGGCCAACTAAAAAGATCTCTTTGCTTATTAATGAACTAATAAAATTAAATCTTTTAGAACGTCAAAAAAATACTTTATGCATGTATTCATTAACCACATCAGCTTTAGCTTTGTATCAAATTCAAGAAAGGGTTATTTAAAATGGCTATTAAAAAAAATGCTCCAAATTATTTAAAAATATCAAAACAGCCATTTACAACATTGATCAACAAAACTATTGATTTAATACCAGATCCGGCTGCAATTGGCATTTATGTCTATCTTGCAAGCAAACAAACCGACTGGGTGATACAAGAGAAAGATTTAATGAATCGTTTTGGAGTAGGACGAGATTATATCCGTTCAAGAATGAAAGTATTGAAAGAAGTAGGCTTATTGATTAAACAAGCAGTTCGCAATGATAAAGGTCAGATACTGCATTGGGAAACGATATTGTTGAACCAGATTACTGAAAACACGTCACCTGGAAATAATGACTACATTACTGAAAACCCACCTTCTGGAAAACCCAGGCATCTGGATAATCCCACACATATAAAGAAAAGATCTAGAGAGATAAATAATAGTAATATAAGTAAAGGCATTTCTGACGAAACGCTTCATGATGATGAAAAAAATAATGGAATAATATTTGGAGAAAATCATGAAACTTCGAATTTAAGTGATACTAGTCTCACACAAGATGAAAACACCGAAGAGTTTGAAAATCACAATAATCAGGCTGTAGATACGCTTGAGGCCAAAAAAGGTCTTGACGGATCAAGTACATACACTAAGTCTGATTATCGAATAAATCGGACTTTAAAATGCACAGTTCCGCCAAAAATAAAACAATACAATATTGAGAATATACTAGCAAGCAATATTTTTCAAATCCCCGAGCAAATTATCGAGGACTGGATGATCACCCGAAAGAAAAAGAGGGCGCCAGTAACTCAAACCGCATGGAACAAAATTAACAAAGAGCTGGCTAAATGCAAAGAGCAGGGCGTTGACCCTATTGAAGCATTTGAAAAAATGGTTGCTCATGGATGGCAAGCGCTTGATGCTGATTGGTTCTGTAAGGAAAAGAAAGGTGGCGGGGCAGGTGGGTCTCACTGGGATGTTGACTCTGTGATGAGGGCTTAATCATGGAGCATATTTCAAACCTACTGAATACCTCATCACTGAATGTTAAGCGTGAAGAAAGCAAGTACGATACTGCGCTCGACCTTCACGTAACCGATGTTGTAAACAAGCTGTTTGCATTCTTCTATAGCATTTGTAGAGGCTTTGAAAAACAATACCAAGATCCTAAGCGTCTTAATATTGAAAAAACCCAATGGATTAGAGCCTTCATGGATGTTGGCCTTAATACTTTGGAGAAAGTCCAGCTTGGGGTTAAGAAATGTCGCATTGAAAGCCCAATTAATACACCTACAATTGGCCAGTTCATCAAGTGGTCTACACCTTCACCAGAAGAGTTAGGCATACCACGGATTGAAGATGCTTATATTCAGGCATGTGAAAACAGCAAAACCTATAACACGAAAAAAACATGGTCTCATCAAGCTGTTTATCATGCTTGGAGCATGTGTAATCCTTTTGATCTAGCCAGCTTACCTAAAAAAAATACTTTCCCAATATTTGAACGCAATTACGAAATCACCGTGAAGATGATAATGCGTGGAGAGTTTTTGAAGGAAATACCAATTGCTATCGCTCATGACAAGGAATCTGCGCCACAACAGAAAGTCGCAAAAGGATTTGAGCATTTCAATAGCCGCAGCTCTGCTATGGACGCTATTAGCGGAATGCTAGGGAAGAGGATTGATGGAAGTATTGACCAAGGAAGAATGCAAAAAAATATTAAGCAAGGTGGGATTTAAGTTAGGAGTATCGCCTAGCCTAATAACAACACGCTTGCTAAGCGATGAAGACAAATTGAGTATGTTAGATGGGCATTTGACGATCTCCTCCCTGGAAGCAGCAGTGGAGGTTTGGAAGGATAATGGAATGCCAGATTATGCACACGGAAATACAGAACGTTACGAGACAGAAAAAAAGCGTCTCAGATATGAAAAGTCTTTAAGTGTGCCTCAAGAAGAAAAAGGGATTTCATATAGGAAACCATTTGTCGATTATCGAGTAGTTGATTGAGGAAGTGTATGAAAAGGTTAGTTAATTTGGCTGATAGAAAGGAAGCCATAGAGCTTTTAAAGAAATTGTACGGATATGATGAGGTCTCAGATGACCAAGATAGAAGTGCCTTTGGAGAGGCAAGAACAAGAAGCGCTTGTGGAATGGTTGAATTATCATCCGATTCTGAAAAAGTTCTTTCACAAAAATGATAACGAAGGAAAAAGGACACCGTTACAAGGTCATCGATTGAAAAAGATGGGATTAAGAGCAGGGGTAAGTGATTTGTTTATATACCATCCATCTAAAAGCGGGACTTACCCAGGGTTATATTTAGAGATGAAAAGGAACAAAAAGTATACGAATTCTGAGCGCTCTAAACCAACATGGATTGCTCAGGAAAAGTTTCAAGAGACGGTAAGAAGTGTTGGATATGCAGCTTATTTTTGTTACGGGTGGATTGATGGCAAAAACATTATTGAACAGTACTTATCGAGTTAATTGCGCTGCCTCTTCATAAAGGCTCCTTACCTTCCGGCCCTGAAGTGCGCAAAAGGGGCACCTTATAGAATTAAAAGGATATTTAAATATGCCAAAGTTTAGTCAAGCATCATTTTCAAAGCTATCAACTTGCCATACAGACCTGCAAGCTCTTTTTTATGAGGTAATCAAGTATTTTGATTGCACCATTATCGAAGGCTATAGGAATCAGGAAGACCAAGAGAAGGCGTTCTCCAAGGGAAATACAGAACTTCATTACCCTAACGGTAAGCATAATCATCAGCCCTCTATGGCGGTGGATGTTATTCCTTATCCTATAGATTTTAACAATGAAAAGCTTGGTCTTTGGTTTGGTGGCTATGTGATGGGTATTGCACAAAAACTGAAAGACGAAGGAAAAATGATTCACTCAATTAGATGGGGTGGCTCATGGAATGGATTGGGTGTTCTTAATGGCAAAAACATGCTCAATGATTTAGTGCACTTCGAATTGGTGGTCTAGCAATGGGGGAAGTCATGAGAAAGTTACGAAGGAAAGTAAGGTCACAGCCTCATTTGGTGCTTTCTGTTCCGGCTTTATTGTGTTTTGTTACGTTCATTACCAACCTATTTGCGGCATTGAAGGATGGAAATATTGATGGAAATGAATTGCACCAATTACTTTCCACTGCAGATGGCTTTGAAACCCTTGTTTTATTGATGGTTATGGTCGTCTTAAGAGAAAAAAAGAAGTAAAATACGTTAATGAGCCGCTAAAGGATTAGTGAAATGACTAGAAATTCTAAGTTAAAAGTTCCAGAGATTATGAATGAACCTGGAAGACCTTCTAAGTTTACCCCTGAAAGGCGTTCTGCAATTGTAGACGCTATTTCTCATCGAATACCCTACGAATACGCAGCAGAAGCCAATGGTATTTCTGAGCGCACTCTTCATGATTGGCTTAACACTGCACGTGTTCATCAGACCGAAGGTATTGACTCAGAATACACAGAGTTTTCTCAGGCCATAAAAAGGGCTGAGATGACAAGAATGCGTGAGCATAGCGACATGATTGCTGCTAAGCCTGAGCGTTGGCAAGCTGATGCTTGGTTGCTTGAACGTAGATGGCCTAAACATTATGGTCCTAATGCTCAACTTAACGAACTTAATCAACGGTTATCAAAACTAGAACATGGAGAGCCTACCAATGAAGACAGCAGCAATGAAGAAAATAGCAAAGAAGGCTGAGAAAGATATGCAAAAGCATGAAAAGCATTTGCATGAGAAGCCAAAGCCTATGAAGAAAATGCCAACGACTAAAGACTGCAAATAAGGAGCGACAAATGAGTGCTGAATATGTATCTGAGAAACCCGAACGTAAACCAAATGATCCAGCACCTGAGGTTGTGCGTGGCAAGAAAGTTACGAATGAGGCGTTTGCTAAAGCTGGTGCTTGCCGCAACCTTCCTCCTCAAAGCAAAACTAACTACGGTAAAACAACTTACAAATAAGGAGATATCATGAGTTTATTAAGTTCATTTATAGCCAGTCACTTGGTTCCTGCTTTAGAGAATGCTTTTGCTGCACATGAGCCTGAAATGCAAGCAGCATTATTAAACGAAATAAAAGAACTCACTTACGAAGTAGGTGCATGGATTGAAAACAAATTAACTCCTGCTACCGGAATAAGGTGATAGTTATATGGCCAAATTAACAGCAGATAAAAGAAAGAAGATTCCCAAGGGTGAGTTTGGCTTGCCCAGGGAAAAGAAATATCCAATGCCTGATAAGGCGCATGCTTCCAATGCTAAAGCTAGAGCTTCTGAGATGGTCAACAAAGGCAAGCTTTCTGAGTCTAGCAAATCAAAAATTGATGCTAAAGCAAATAAAATTCTTGGTAAGCCTAAAAAGTAATAAGGATTAAGACATGGCCGTCATACCGAACAAATGGGTTGAGAAGCAGAAAAAGAAGAAAGCTCCAGAAACTGCTCCAGCTTTTGAAGCTAACCACATTGATAACTGGCTTCCGGTTAACCCTGGAAGGCCGGTAAAGCGACATACTAATGCAGCTAGGTCTACAATGGTTCGCACCTTACGCGGGGTAAGAAAATAGATGCTATGTAAATCATGCAACTATCCTGACTCCCGCGTTGTAGAAACGACCAGGGATGATCGTACTCATCAAATATACAGACGCCGTGAATGTATTAAATGCGGTGTTCGCTACACTACGCAAGAAGACCTTCGCAATAGTGGCTATGGCGCAAATTATAAAACCCCGCCGCCAAAGAAGGTGCTTGAGAAATGAATTTAGGGGCTTCGGGAATAGCTAAAAGGATTGCAGATATTGAACACTCAAGACTCAAGGGTGTTTCAAAGCAGATTACTATTACAGATGACAGGATGATCATACATGCTAAAGACCAGGATAAACTCTATATTCCAACTGCGACTGGTAATCTTGCTCATATCGATGACAGCTTTGTGCGTGTCATTATGGGTCCATATGGAAGTGGTAAGTCTACGTGGGCAATTACTGAGATTGTTAAGCGAGCCTGTGAGGTGCCAGTTTGGCATGCTGGAAGGAGACGAAGCCGATGGGGAATCGTGCGTAATACAAGTGGAGAGCTATCAACAACAACCCTAGCAACCTGGTTGGCATGGTTTGAAGACCTTGGAGATGTGAGCAAAAGACAAAAACCCATTATGACTTATGAACACAGCTTTAATGATGGTCATGGAATCGTTGAATTAGAGCTTTTATTTATAGCCTTGGATAGACCAGAGGACGTGCGTAAGATTAAGTCATTAGAGTTAACAGGGTGTTATATCAATGAGCTGTCAGAGGTTCCCAAGGCTGCATTAGCACATATGAAAGGGCGGGTTAATCGCTACCCATCAAAGGCATTCTGCAAAGAACCTTATTGGTCGGGCATTATTGCCGATACTAACCCGCCAGAAGATGACCACTGGATATTCAAAGACTTTGAGGAGAATAAGTTTGAGCACCATAAGTTATTCAAACAACCTCCAGGGTTAATAAAAAATGATGATAACAAATGGGTTCGAAACCCTGATGCTGATAATGCTACTCACCTTCCTGACAACTACTATGAAATGCTGGCGGAGGGTCAGTCTCAAGAATTTATTAAAGTTTTCTGTCTTGGTAAATATGGTGCTGTTGGTTTTGGTAAGCGTGTATATCCAGAATTTAACCCTGATTTTCATGCGTTGGAGTCTGTACCAGCTGTCCAAGGTCTCGATCTCATCCTTGGTTGGGATTTTGGGCTTACTCCTGCTTGTGTGGTGTTACAGCTTACAACTAGAGGGCAGTTATTAATTCTTAAGGAATATGTTGGTGATGGAATGGGCATTAGAACCTTTGCCGATTCCATTGTTATTCCATCCCTTATGAAAGATTTCCCTTATTGCAAAGTAGGCGAACTATCCATTGGCGACCCAGCAGGTAATGCTAGGAATGAAATAGTTGAGGAAATGTCTTGTATTGGTGAGCTTAACTCTCTTGGAATTCCTACACGCGGAGCTAGAACAAATGATATCGATCCAAGATTAGGTTCGGTTCGATACTTCCTCAATAAAATGGTTGATGGAAAACCGGGGTTGGTTCTTGATAGGCGTAATTGCCCCACATTATTTAAAGGATTTGTTAAAGACTATGTTTATGCTCGCGTTGCTGTCTCAGGAGAAGAACGATACAAGGATAAGCCCAATAAGAATATGGCCTCTCACCCGATGGATGCCTTGGGTTATGGGTGTTTGGAAATAGCAAGTGATCGTATCGCAGTTGATAAGATGGCAGGACAGAAACACGAAAACATGTTTAACCCAGTTATGAGGATATTTTAGTGACGCCAATAAGATGCGCCTATTGCGGTAGGTTTTATAACAAAGCTAAAGAAACAAAGAGATGTAATGAATGTGAGAAACAATTTAAGAGCGTGTTTGAGTCCCTTAGTAAGCGTTACAGTTTACCCACTAACACAATTAGCTTAGAGACAAACTATGGATGAGACCAGCATATTAGCTGCCTTAAAAGATGCGGCAATAGACATTATGGATTTAAGCGCTAGAGTTCGCGCACTTGAGAAGAAGTTAGAAAGAAGTTTAGGGGTTATCGATGATATTTGTGATTGCCCGAATTGTGATGGGTTATGTAGTCATGAGATTTAAAAGGGTGGGTTTAGGGAAGTTAACAATTAAATGGAGCTTAGAATGTCAATTCAATCAAATGTAAATCTAGTTCTCAACTTTGCTGGTGAGAACAACAATGTCGTCCCACGTATGGGGCGTTTGTATTGCCCAGCTAATACCCTTGCAGAAGTAAGCGCTGCTGGCTTCTTAGATAATTATTTAAATACTTCAAGCACTAGCTTGTTACCAACAGACTTTGTAATGACTGTTGCCTCTAATGGCCATCAAATTTACAAGCCAGTATTCACCAATGGCTCATGCCAATTAGTAGTAAACCCATAACCATAAAGGAGAAGTACAGATGTTACTGAAAGATGCATTAGATTTATTAAAAGTAGGTAAATTTGTTTGTCGTGAATCATGGACTATGGAAGATGGCTATTTAAGCCTTATGCCTGGCATGTTACATATTTGGAAAATTGTATTACATCCGGCACCTAACGCTGGTAATTACATTTTCTCTTATGCTGATTTAGTCGGAGATGATTGGAAAGAGTTCGGATTAAAAAAAGAAGTAGTTGAGGCAGAAGTTGCAGAAGCAGTTTAAATATCCCTTAATTTAGGGATTAAAAAGCGACTTTGACATGGAATTGTTAAAGTCGCGATTTATCTTATTAACCCAAAGGATGGGGTATTAGCATGGAAATCATTGCCGAACAATTGGATGTTGAAGATATCGACATCGTTAATGAAGCCCTACAATTAAAACTTGAAGAGGCAGGAGTTGATGAGGCCGAAGTACTTAAGAAAGCGCGCGAAGATCTCGTCCTATGGGAAGGATATTTTGGCGAAAACGTAACTCGCGGTAAAGATGATATGAACTTTGTCCTTCGCGATCAGTGGTCTGCAGTTGAACGTTCCGAGTTTAGCCGACTATTCAAGCCAGCTATGACTTTTAACAAACTTTATGACACAACCAAAAAAGTTATCGGTGAGCAAAGGAAAAATAAACCTGATTTAATGGTGCGCTCTTTGACTGGAAAATCCACCCAGAAACAGATAGATTTGCGTGCCGACTTAGTCAGAACTATTTCCTATCAGAGCCAGAATGACCTTGTATATCAGACAGCATTTAGGTCTGCACTTATGATGGGTTATGGGGCCTTTGAGATTGTTCTTGATTATGAAGGGCCACGCTCATTTAATCAGATTGCAAGATACGAAATAATTCCAGATGCCACGCGAACATCGTTTGACCCAACCGCATTAAAGCCTCACAAAGGTGATGGTAATTTTTGCGCCAGGCAATACGTTTATACCAAAGAAGAATTCTATGCGACATATCCGCATGTAATGAATCCTATATCTTATTCAGATCCAAGAACATTGCTCGACTTTCAGTGGGAAACTAGAGACACCATCGTTGTTTGCAAATACAGTCGTAAAGAATGGTTCCCTGTTAAAATCTATCTATTGTCGGATGGCAGAAGTGTGACAGAAGATGAATGGGACGATATGCAAGAAGATATTGAGATGCAAGAGGATTTAGCAGACTCATCCCAAGTTGTAGGTGACATTATAAGAAAAAGCATCCCTAAAATTGTTGGCGAGCGAATGAGTAAAGATTACAAGATTCGACAGTATGTATTAACCCAGAATCAGATTATTGAATTTACCGATTGGCCATCTAAGTATTTACCAATTATCTTTGTTGATGGAGATTCAAATTTCATTAATGGCCAGCAATACACCCGTTCATTCATCCATGAAGCTAAAGATGCGCAAAAGTTCGTGAACTATGTAGGGTCAGAAATTGCGGCAGAAATTAAGAACCGCAGACGCGAACAATGGCTTGGAACGCCAGATAACATCATAGGTAACGAACAGATGTGGCGTAATCCTGAGCTACAAAGTGGTATTTTAACTGCGAAACCCGACCCTAAAACTGGTGCTATGCCGCAGAAAATGCCTCCATGGGAACTGTCACAAACTCTTTTACAACAATTTCAACGTGGTTCTCAGGATATGCGAGAAATATTAGGATTCTCTGAGACCGAAGCCCTTCAAGGTAGAGACATGTCAGGCAAGGCAAGACGTGAGAGGAAGCTTGAAGGATCTATGTCTGCTTATGTTTGGTTTGATAATTTGAATCAGGCTGTAGAGCAAGGGGGTAGGGTTGTTCTTGACTTGTTACCAGTGATTGCAGGAGAACATGAGCGTCATATGGTAGTTTCCAAAGCAGATGGGCGTACCGAAGCCATTACATTAAATAAGTTGGTTGGTGAGTCAGAAGATGGCAAACCAATTAGAGATAATGCGTTAGATGGTGGTGATTATGATGTGGAAATTGATACTGGGCCGAGCTTCGCAGTCCAGAAAGACATTGCACTTGAGTTTTTCCAACAAACGATTCAGGCAAATCCTCAAACATTTCCGCTTATTGCTGACCTTTGGGCGAAGAACCTTGACGTACAGTATATGCCTCAAATTGCTGAACGATTTAAAACTTTGGTTCCTCCTCAAATACTTGCTAAGGAAGAAGGAAAGCAATTACCTCCTCAACCTCCGTCACCTCAAGAACAAATGATGCAAGCTCAGATGAAATCGCAGCAACAACAGATGATGATGAATGAACAAAAAATGCATTTAGAAGAACAAGCTTTGATGGAACGTGCAGAAGAATTGAAGATTCGTAAAGAGAAACATCTTCTTGAGCAGGCCGAAATGATTCTGAAAGCTACGGAGATGAACCAGAAGATGGGACTTGAGAAACAAAAGATTAAAGTTGAACATGGAAAACTCTTGCTTGATGCTGATAAAGCCGAGAAGGATTTCTCAGCTAAGCTAGGAAGTCTGCTTTCTAATATTCATCGTCACAATAACCCTCACCATAAAGGCAATCCTTAAAATATAAATGGCAAAACCTTGAACTTAATGGTAATCCATTAAAAATGACCCAGCTATCCCAGTCTGGGTTATCTCATTCTTCGTAAATCATCTCTAAATCTCGATACAATTCGCACCAGATAATCTGCACCTTTTTTCAAACTAATTTTCAGGGTCGTATATATGGGGTACAAACCACGAAATATTTCTTTCATACTTCCAGCTATACGAGAAAAGGATTTTCTCAGGGTTTCAGGCCTACCGTATGGTCTAGGGCATCAAGATGATGTCGAAATGGGGATTTGAAAATCATGGATGAAGATCAGAACGCTTTAGCTGAACAAGTAAGTGGTGATGACGAAGATGTAGTGGATGGTGGTATTGGCCCAGGTGACGCGGAAGAACAGGGTGCTTCTACCGATGAACAGGGAATTGCAGATCAGGATGAACCCTTCAGCATTAAAAAGCGGTTGGGAATGCAAGCCAAGAAACATGCCCGTGAAATGCGACAAATGCAAGAGCATATGATGCGAATGCAAGCGCAAATCGGCGGGGATAGTGCCAATCCACAACAATCTGGGTATAACACCAATCCTTATCCGTCATCCGGCCAGCCTAACTCGCCAGCCATGTCGGAAGAGGAGAAAATACAGAAAGCAGTACGCTTTGCTCTTGGCGCGAAGGAACACGAAGAGAGACAAGCTAAAGATGCTGAACGTCAGGCTCATGTACACAAGCAGTATCAACGCTTGAATGATGAATTTGATAGAGCTTCTGATAAGTACGAGGACTTTGACGATGTGGTTCGAGGGGATGATATTCCTTTTACCCCACATGTGCGGGATGCACTGTTACTCGTCGAGAATCCGGCCGAAGTAGCTTATAAGTTAGGCAAAAACAAATCTGAACTCGAAAGAATTTCAAGACTCCATCCACTAGACCAGGCAAGGGAGGTGAATAAGCTGTCTTTTTCTCTGATGGGCGGTAACAACGGTAAAACGTCGGCACCAACTAAATCGAACCCTCTGGGTACGGTCAGAGCAAATCCGGCTCATTCCTCCACTGCCGTGACGGACAAGACTCCGCCTTCTGTTATTAGAGCGCGGATGAAGGCTGGCACATGGAAGTGAGTCAAGGGTCTTAAGGATAAGACCCAATACCCTTGAAGCACGGCCAGGTGCCATTTAATGGATTAAATGGAGACCGAGCCAATGGCTAACCAATTTATTACAACCGACCTAGTGTCAAACACTGCGTTGGCAATGTTCGCGAATAACGCGCCTTTTGTTATGACTGCATCACGAATTTATCAAGATGACTTTGTGTCTTCTGGTTATAAAATCGGTGATACATTACAAGTACGTAGACAAAACCATTTCATCGTAGGCGATGGCTCTGTTGCAACTCCTCAATCAATTATTGAAACGGTTGAAAGTATTGTTGTAGCGCACCAATATCATGCATTGATTGCGTACACAATCCAAGATTTATCCTTACGAATTGAAGACTTCTCTCGCTTATTTATTGCTCCAGCGATTCAAGAAGTAATCACTCAAATGGAAAAAGACATAGCATCTTCTGCTGAACAAGAACTGAACTTCTTTACTGGTACTGCTGGAGTTGCAATCAACTCCTTTACAACTGTAGATACTGCCGGTGCTAAATTGTTAGAGCAGGGCGTTAACATTGCTTCTGATGCTTATATGGCAATGACTGTAAGAGATGGTTCTTCTTTAAAAGGTGCATTGTTAAACAACTTCACTCCTGTATTCAACGAAGATATCGTGCGTTCTTCTGCTATTGGTCATTTATCATACTTTGATATTTTTCAATCTCAGAATATCAAGCGTCATATTGCTGGTGCTGGGCCACGTTTATTTTCTTCTAATCCTTTATTAGTTAATGGTGCGGTTGCTTCTGGTAACACAATCATTATGGATGGCGCACAAGCAAGCACTGCTGACTATTTCGTAGTTGGTGATGTGATTTCTATTGCTGGCGTTCAGTCTGTTAACCCTGTCGGCCGTGCTTCTACTGGTCAAGACATGCAGTGGGTTGTTACTGCAAACGCATCTTCTGATGCTGGCGGTATTATCTCTGTTCAAGTTAGCCCAAGCATTATCTCTGACCAACTGAATCCTAACCGTAATGTAAGCAACATCATTCCTGATAATGCTGCCGTAACAATGGTTGGAAGTCATAACGTAAACGTGGCTTACCCTTCACGTGGTTTAGATATCGTTTGCCCTCCTCTTTACAAATTGCAAGTTCCTTATGCTTCTGTTGCGGTTGACCCTGAAACTGGCTTGTCTCTAGCTGTTACTCAGACTGGTGACATTCTTGGTTATCAAAACTATATGCGTATCGACTTGTTGTGTGGCTTTAAATGGCACCAACAATATGCCGTCCGCGTACTGTCTTAAGGAGTAGTCCGATGCTGACATGCGTTTATCACCCAATTGATGACTTTCGTGTCGTTGAAAAGGATGAAGCAGATTGCCTGATGGCAACGGGTTGCTGGTTTGATAGTCCACAAAAGGCACAGGAATATCGTTTAAAAGTAGAAGATGAGATCAAGGCCGAAGAAAAGGCGAAAGCTTCTACACCTAAAGCCAAAACCAAGGGGAAATCCGATGAAAGATAATAAAATGGTTCAATCAAACAACACGTTTGTTAGAGCTGAACAAGCAAAAATGAAAGGACGTATGGGCAATCGCCCCGGGGAACCTGCTGACATGAAGCACTTTGATGCGTTTATGAGTAACGATGGTGAAAATGCCAAAGAATCAGCTCGCAAACTATGCAAAGGACTCGATGACGCATTCCCTTTGAAATAAGTCTATGTAATCGACATATCCATTTGATGTGTCGATTTTTCATGATTTTTTCACCATAAGGAAGATGCCGTGTCTCAAGTAGTTAAAACTACAAATCAGTTAATCATTAACTCACTTTACCTTTTAGGTGAACTTGGCGTTGGTGAAACTCCTGATTCATTCATGTTGTCTTCTGGATTGGAACTAATCAATGAACTTTTGGATAAGTTCGCAGCCGATAGTATTTATATACCTTACCTTACCGAAATCTCCTTTAACATGGTTACAGGTCAAGGAACCTACTCTATTTCAGATATGGTTACATCGGATGTAACGCAGGATAGAATTGTTGACCTATCGTTTGCCAATTATATTGTTCCGAGTGATGAACAAGGAATTATCTATCCGCTACAAATCATAAATAAAGCTCAGTATTATGGTGTAACTCGATTACTTCCACTACAAACTCGCCCTGGATTTATCTTCCTAGATAAACAACCATTACAAAGTTTTGTGACCCTATATCCTCAACCTGATCAGCCATATCCTTGTTTATTAGGTGCTAAAGTCATGCTAAACAAGCTAGGGGCTAACCAAAGCTTGGAATTATTACCCCCATTTTACTATGGGTTTTTGAAATACTGTTTAGCACGAAAATTCCTATCTTATTACCCATCTGGTAATTGGCCTGATACAGCTGAACAAGAATATCAGGATTACTTTAGCACAATAAAGAATGCCAATGAGACTGACTTAACTGTTAGACCATCGGCCATATTAAGCAGACCAGAGCCGTTCTACTGGCAAAATATATTGGCGTATTAAGATGCGTGACGACTACGATATTGTTGGCAGTTACGATAATCAACGTGTTAGCACTATTAATGCTGAACGCACCGTAAACCTATTTGAGTATATGGATGCTAACGGTAAACGTCCTAAAACGCTTCTTTCAACGGCAGGATTACGCAATGCGAATCTTAATTTTGGTGCTGAAACAGGTGGTGCGCGTGCAACATTCGTCTTTAATAATGCAATATATCAAGTTTATGGCAGCTCGGTATTCAGGACTACTGGTTCAACAAATTTACTCACCACAACTCTTATTGGAAATCTTTCAACGAGTGTTGGTTATGTTGGTATAGATGCGAATACCTACCAGGTTATTTTCGTTGATGGCTCACAGGGATTTATATGGGATATCAACGCAAATACCTTTACACAAATAACTGATGCAGGATTTCCATCAGTACCGATTGATGTGTGCTATTTGGATGGATTCTTTCTTGTTGCTAATGGTGGAACAAATAACTTCCAGCTTTCATTAATTAATCAAGGGATGGTTTGGAGTGGTGGAACAGGAACATTTACAGCTGATGCTGCAACCGATATTCTAACTTTGAGTATTAGTAATGCCAACTTTGCAACTGGCGTTCCTATAACCGTATCAACTACAGGTACGTTGCCCGCACCGCTAGCTGTTAGCACTACTTATTACGTTATCCGTATTGGTCCCTCCACTACCAACCCGGGTACTATTAAGCTTGCTTCCAGCTATGCGAATGCGATTGCTAATATACCAATCGATATTACAACAGCAGGCGCACCAACCAGTACAATAATGGTGGCAGGGCAATTGCAATTAGGAAGTATTACCTCACATCCCGGAACTATTGTCGGATGTAGAACACTTCATAGACGAATATTTTTATTCTCCGAAAACTATACCGAAGTTTGGGAAAACGCAGGACTTGGAACCAATTTACCATTTAGAAGAAATAATTCGCTGCTTATGGAGGTTGGGACTCCAGCTTTAGGAAGTATTTCTGTAGGTTTCGACCGTATGTTCTTCTTAGCGCAAGACAAAGATGGACTTGCTGGTGTTATGGAAGTGAAGGGAACTGAATCAATTCTTGTTAGTAATAGAGCTTTGGATTTCCAGCTTGCGCAATATGCCGCAGATCCCGCAACTGGTGTGAACGATGCGCGCGGTGTTTTGATTAAAGAAAACGGCTTAATCTTCTATAGAATTAACTTCACTCTGGCTAATCATACTTTCGTACTCAATATCTCAATGAGCACTCAAGAATCACCAAAATGGCATGAAGAGGAGGTTCTAAATGGCGATAGGCACCCCGCCCAAACTCACGCTTATTTTGATGGGGTTAATTATTACGGTTCTTATAATAAACCAATATTTTACATAGTAGATGATTCAGTCTCTACGAATGACGGGGAAGCTATTCGTCGTATGAGGATTGGCCGTCAAATGACACCCAAAGGATATAACCGACTGCGTATAGATCGATTTCAAGTGGATTTACTTCAAGGTGCGTTATCAACTGGAAATATGGGGTTCACTAATGATCCTGTTCATGATGACACCACGCCTTACACGCCTAATGCTCAACCAACTGTATTTTTATCAATATCCAGAGATGGAGGTCAGACCTATGGTAATTATTTGCACGCTACGATGGGGAAAATAGGTGAAAGAACTCACCGTACGGTTTGGCGAAAATTAGGAACTACTCCAAGAGGCCAGGGTTATGTTCCAAAAATTGAATTCTTTCATCCAATCCCTTTTGTAGTACTAGGTGCTGCGTGGGATTACGAAGACTTACCGGAGTAATTAAATGGCTAGAGACTTCGACAATTTCCCGACTTATGACCCTGTAATTAAAGATCAGGTGTATTTAAGCAATCTATGGTCAGATTTTATGGCTACTTTTGTTGAATCTTTGCGTGAATATATGTCATCTGTTGGTTTTTTTGTACCCAGGCTGACACTCGCGCAGCGCAATTTAATACAAACTCCCGAAGAAGGGCAATTGATTTATGTGAGCAATGCAAATGCACCAGCATTGCCAAGGATGGCACAGCTTCAAATATGGAAGGTGACTGCTGGTGTAGGTAGTTGGACACTAATTGTATAAACGAATTCATCACAAGGAATGTGACTATGGCTTTTGATTCAGGAATGTTTGGAAGTGGTCTAGGAGGCTTCTTGGGCGGAATGTTCGGTGATTCCGGAAAGCCCTATGACAAGGCAATGGAGCAGTACCAACAGTACATGCAACAGGCTCAAGGTACGCAACAACCCTACCTAGATGCTGGCAAAGGAGCTATTGGCGACTATCAAAAATGGTTGCAGGGCCAACAAGATCCTAGCAAGTTCATCAACGATACGATGGGCCAATACAAAGAAAGCCCATATGCCCAGTACTTACAGCAGCAATCCATGCGAGCTGGTCAAAATGCAGCGTCCGCAAGTGGTCTCATGGGAAGCACTCCTATGATGGAACAAATGCAGCAAAATGCTGGAAATATTGCATCTCAAGACCAAAACCAATGGCTTCAAAATGTATTAGGTATCAATAGTCAATATGGCCAAGGTCAACAAAATTTAATGACTGGTGGTCAGAATTCCGCTAACTCACTAACGAATATGTACAACCAAATGGGCCAACAAATGGGTCAAGCCGCTTATGGAAAACAAGCAGGAAAGCAGCAAGATTTCTGGAACACTGTTGGCGGTGGACTTAGCATGATTGGCAGCTTTTTATAAGGGATTATTATGTCACTACCATTACCAAGAGTTGTTGCTGATGTAGGCCCAGGAGGCCCACTCGTCACCGCTATGGGTGGCATGAACTCATTAGCCAATAATATGTTACTGCGAAAAATCAATGCAGTTAAGGCACAATATGCACCATTGACTACGCAAGCTGAAGCTGCATCAAAGCTGGCCTATGCCAATTTAATGGGCCCGCAATTTCTAGCGAAAATTATGGGTAATGATTCCGCTTTGGCAAATATGAGCGAAGACCAAAAAAAAGCAGCTCTGCAAAAAATTTATCAGGCTGGAAGTGGTCAAGGTACTGGATTGAATGCATTTAATCAAATGCATGGAGCAGGGCAAGGATTGCCAACGGGTGTTGGCCAACCATCTACAAACTCCTTATCTGGTTGGTTTGCAAATACATTAAAAAATGCATTTGGACATAATCAACTAGGTCAAGGACAAAATACATTCGCATCTCCTGCGCAACAACAGCCTATGCCACAACAACAAACACCTCAACAAATTCCGCAAAGCGGTGAGCCTCAAGTGGGCGATGCAGTCTATGGGGAAGGTGGAAATCCAGAATTTGAACAGGCTTTTGCTGAGTGGTTACAAAGTCCGGAAGGAAAGAGTGAAGTGGCCAAAGGGGAAGCAGCTAATATTCCAGATGAAAAAGAAGTCATTGAATGGAAGAGAAATAAAGATGGTAATGTGAATGCTATGGAAATGACGTTAACCAAGCCTGCTTCCCAAAAAACTTATGCAGAAAAGACTGGAAATTATAAAGGGATAGTTCAAGAAGGCTCGGAAATGGGTAAAATTCGCGCTAAGGATATTGAAAACCTTAATAATTCGGTTTTTAACGCTGAAACCAATCAGGCAACATTGGATGAAGTATCCGATATTCTGGCATCTCCTACGTTTGAAAAAATAAGACAGGTTCCTTTAGCTGGTCACCATGAACTTTCTTATTATGCGAGAGAAGGAACCCCAGAAGAGCAACAAATGGTCGGGAAATACTACACACTAACTGGAAATCTTATCAAAGATGCTTCGCGAGATTTCGCTGGTCAGTTCCGTAAAGGTGAGCAACAGTTGTTAAATGGTATGAAACCAGGCCCAAGTGACACAGTAGATAGTGCCAAAGGAAAGACTGAAACACTTAGTGTTTTAAACAAAATGCTTGCTGCCCGTTCTCGCTTGACCTCAAAAATAATGGCACAAAACCATGTTAATAAGCTTGAAGCAATGGAAGAAGCAGATAGACAAGTTAATGGATCACAAATTCGTCGTGAAGTTCATGACCGATTAAATCCAACTGTAACTATTAGAAATAGAAAAACTGGTGAGGAAAAAACTATTTCTGCTGCTGAAGCACGAAAATTAGGGGTGCCAAATGTCTGATTGGGAATTGGTTGTTCCATCGAAGCAGAAAAAGCAAATTCAATCTGATTGGGAAATGGTACAGCCTGAAATAAATTCTCAACGTCGGCAAAACAACGAAAGTTTAGGGACATCAGCTTTAAAAGCAATTCCTCGAATAGGAGAGGATTTATACCGAGGTGTTGCAGGTTTTGTTAAGAACATTCCTGAATATTGGAATTCTGCTAAAACAGAAGTTCCTGGTTTATTTAATTCTATAGCCGAACATCCAGGAAGATCTTTATCACAATTAGGCGCAGGCATTACAGAATTAGGTCACAACACGCTTAATGCACCGAGAGGAATTGCAGATTATGCTTCGAATAGGCTTAACCTTTTACCTCAGAAATATGCAGAAAAAATTCCATATCAAGATGATATTTCTTCGGAAGTAAATCAGTTTTTTGGTGAACCAAAACAGGCTGGAGAAAAACTTATCAGAGGTCTTGGGCGAAATGCTCTTAATATTTATGGGGCTGGAAATGTTGCAAACATTTTAAATCCTTTAAATTTAACTGCAAAAAATATAGTTAAAGATGTACTAAAGGCTGAGAAAAAGAACGTACTAGAACACAGCAAAAGGTACGATAAAATCTGGAATGAAGCTGACAAAACTGGATTTAATCAGGTTCCGGTAAATCAACATTTATTATCTGACCATCTAACGACTATTGAGAAATATAAAACTCCAAGGGAATATAAAGCTCTTGAAGACTTCATCATTGAACCCTCATTACAAAATGCCCAAAGAGCACAAAGTGATATGGGAATTATGCATCGGAAATTGGAAGAAAAATCTCGCTCAGGTTCGCTTACATCTGAAGAACAAGCACTTTACAAAGCAGCTCACGAGGCAGAAAAACATATTGAATCCAACATGTTTAAAGATGAGTTTGGAAATATTAATGATGGCCTACAAGACAAATATAAGAAACTTACGAAAAGCTATCGACAAAATGTTGTTCCTTATAAGTACAACAAAGCAATTCAGGATTATAAAGCAGAAGAAATGCTACCCAAAGAACTGGTTAATTCCTTATCGAAAGGGGAGTTTGCTGTCAAAAAAGGCTCGAAACATAGGGCTATAGGCATCAGAAATAACTTAGGCCCTATAAGTTTAGTTTCAGCTTTAGGGATTGGCATGCCCTGGTTATATCACCAGATGTTTGGTGATAATCAAATGAATCAATAACTAAATTCACAAGGAATGTGCGAATGGCATTATCATATTTATTAGCTCCAGAGCCTAAATGGATCATTCTTGAGAATGACGGCACACCAGCCGGTGGGGCAAAGCTATATACTTATCGCTCATTAAATAAAACTGAGCCTAAAAATGTATATCAAGATCCCGGCGGCACAGTTCCATGGACTAACCCTATCATATTTGATTTAAATGGAACGCAAGGCCCATTTTATTGGACCGTTGATAGTGATAATCCCAATGAAACATATTACCTTGAAGTATATAATTCCAATGGGGACTTACTTTGGACACAGGATAGTTTCCTACCACCAGGCAGTGGTGGTGGTGGCAACGTTACTACCTACATCCCTATTATTAACTACATAACTAATAATCAATTTATTAATCATGGTTCGCCAACGGCAAACCCTACCAATTCGACAAACTTATTGATTGCCCCCTCAAATCATAAAGGATTTACGCCTGCGCTCATTAATCCGGTGGTAGGAACCTATGGCGTTGTTGGCCCTGATATTCGATTTATTAAGAATAATACGGCTGCAACTGACCAAATAACCTACCCAACATTTGCATTAGGAAGTGCACCTTTAACTGGAGATGTAACTCCAGTTGAATATGTTCGCTACCAGTGTACGAATAGCCCAGCGGGTGAAACATACAAGAACTTTCAGTTTCCTATAACGCAAAAGGTTAAGAATTTATCTAACCAAGCTATGACTTTCTCTATATGGGCAGCAGTTACTGCAACACCTGTAACTATAAATATTTACTTGCGTCAATATTTTGGTTCGGGTACAGCGGCAAGTCCTGATACTAGGACATTAATAGGGAGTTGTGTATTAAGCACAACCTGGACGTCATTTAACATTAATTTTACGGTACCCACAGTTGCAGGTAAATCAATTGGAACACCTGGCGCACAGACAGATGATGATGCCATTTACATTCAAGTGGAGATGCCGCTAGGTGCTCCTTGTGATGTTCTTTTCATTAAGCCTTCTTTATATCTAGGAAATATTGATCCGCACTTAGAATTTGAAAGCTATGACCAAATAGACTCTATTAATTCAACTGCCCGATGTGGTGATGTTAAAACAAGCCTTCTTTCAACAGCGCCTAACGGATGGCTGTTAATGAATGATGTCACCATTGGTAATACGACCTCAGGAGCTGTTCATGCTGGAGCATTTACATTTCAATTATACAAAACCCTTTGGGATGGAATATTAAATACTTGGGCACCGGTGAGTGGAGGCAGGGGAGCTACCGCAGTTGCCGACTTCATCGCCAACAAGACTTTAAGTCTTCCTTTGTCTTTGGGTAGAGCACTATCTAACCAAGGAACTGGAACCGGATTAACAGCAAGGGCGTTAGGACAAAACTCAGGCAGTGAAGTAATAACAATGGCTGCAATGCCTGCACATAACCATACCGGTAGTACTGCGAGTGTAGCTATTGGGGCAGGTCAACAAGTTAACCCTGCTGGCACAAATGGTTCTATGTCCAGCCTAAGCGGACCGACTGTTGTTAGCCTAAATATAGCCGCGGCAGGCGGTGGAACATTAAATGTTCAAGGTGCGGCTGACGGAAATATACCTCCAACAACTTACATGAATGTGTTTATCAAACTTTAAGGAGTCCAGCAATGGCAGTACAACTATGTAACATTCCAGCTTTAGATCCCAATGCCTATACAGGCCCTACAAGGGTTATGTCAGGGGTAGCCCGTACAGGTGACATCACAGTAAATACCATGTACGGGGCAAATGGTTCAGTAGAATTCGCACGCTGGTTATATGTTGGCGTTGCTGGTGTAGTCTCATATCAAAAATGGGATGGCACTAACCAGACTCTTACCGGATTAGCAGCAGGCGTTTGGCACCCTATATTTTCCATTATGGTTAATAGTGCAGGAACAACAGCTACTGGGCTGGTTTGGGGAAGTTAGCTAACTTCAAAGTAATATTACTAACACTTTTAAAAGGAACTTAAAATGAGTACAAGCTTAGGACAAACAGTTTTAATGAATGATTTAACGCCTGTGCGCGTTGCTTCATTAGCAAACGTTGTTGGTACATACAACAATGGCCAAACAAACAATGGGGTTGGAGCTACTTTAACTGTTGCTGCTACTTCATTAACAATCGATGGAGTTATTCTTGCGCAAGGCGACCGAGTATTATTACTAGGCCAAACTTCTGCGTTACAAAACGGCATCTACGTTATTCGCACCATTGGAACTTCTATTGTATTAAGAAGAGCTGATGATTCTCAAAACATCGAGCAATTAAAAGGTGGCCAATTCACGATTGTTTCTGCTGGTATTGCAAACGCAGGTTCTACTTTTGCATTAATTGAGCCTCTACCACAACATATCGGTGTAGACCCATTCGTGTACGTGGCTGCTTCTGCAATCGTTTCTTCCACTCCTCTAACTGCTGCTCAGTTTAACGGAATGTTTGCTGTTCCTGCTTTATTGGTTCCAGCGCCTGGTGCGAATAAGTTAATCGTACTTGATCGTATGGAATTAGTACAAACTTACGGCACTGCTGCTTTTGCTGGTGGTGGTGTGGTTGCTGCGCAATACGGTGCAACTATTAATGGTGCTGGGCCTGCTGCGTCAAATACTGAAATTGCGGCTGACTTCCAAGTGACTGCAAGTACTACTTACTTGTTTAATGGTGCAGTAGGTGCAAAACCATTCAGTACTACTGTTAACCAAGGTTTGTACTTGTCTAACTTAACAGGTGCATTTACAACTGGTGATAGTACTTTCGTTGCGAAAGTTCATTACCACATAATTGCTACAGCGTAATTTAAATAGGGGGAATGATTCCCCCATTTATAAAAGGGAATTATTAATGCCAGGCGTCTACGGTGGGTTAATTATTATCATCATGTATGCAACGGAAGCTTCTGTCATTGTTGAACAGGAATTGTTTCTTATTACTCAGGGTGGTGATCCTATTCTTACGAACAGTGGGCAGAATATATTAGTAGAGGAGTAACTCATGCCAGGTATAGAAATTAGCGCCTTACCCGCGGCACCATCGGCACAATTGACGGATGTTTTTCCCATTGATCAGCTACCAGGCCCCGTCACTTTTAAGCTTTCAGCATCTCAGCTATTAAGTTTGTTCCAGACTCAGATTGCAGTCAATGGCCAAGCTTTGACTAAAATAGATGATACAAATGTTACTTTAACTTTGGGTGGCTCACCGAACATAGCCTTATTAAACGCAGCCTCCATAACTCTTGGCTGGACAGGATTGCTGGCAACTGGTCGCGGTGGTACTGGCGTCAGCTCAGTTACCATAACACCCACGGCTACAGCTTTTGCAGGATGGGATGCTAACAAGAATTTATCAGCTAATAATTTTTTGCCGGATACAACTACGATCACAAATAGTGGCACTACGACAACGCTTACAATAGTTAGCACATACCAGCAAATATTTAGCGGTGCAACATTTCAAACAGTACAAATGCCAGTTGTTGCAACACTTGCGACAGGGCACTCATTCCGTTTAATCAATGAATCCTCTAATTCATTGTTTGTTATTTCTTCTGGTTCAAATTCGATAGTTACAATGCAACCGCTTACGCAAGCCATTCTGACTTTTAATGGAACAGTAGGAACAACAGCCATTTCGTGGGATGTTCAATACACCTCTAATACAATAGGTGTTCAATCTATTACAGGCACTGCAAACCAAGTCATTGCCTCATCTTCAACAGGTAATATCACCTTAAGCTTGCCTCAAAGTATTGCTACTACAAGCACACCTACCTTTGGTGGATTAAATTTAACGTCTGCTTTGACTGTACCAAATGGTGGAACAGGCGATCAAAGTTTTACACCTTATGCAGTAATTTGCGGAGGAACAACAAGCACAAGTGCATTGCAAAGTATAGCTAGTGTTGGATCATTGGGACAAATTTTTGTTTCAAATGGCCCAGGAGCTTTGCCAACATTCCAAACTATTACAACAGGAAGTGGTACAGTAAACGCTGGATTAATTAATCAATTAGCTTGGTATACAGCAAATGGCAGTGTGGTATCTGGATTAACTACAGCAAACAATGGTGTTCTTGTAACATCTGGTGGTGGAGTTCCAAGCATTAGCACAACATTGCCAAATGGTTTAGCAATGGGGACGCCTGCATCATTGACACTCACAAACGCAACAGGATTAGTTCCGTCAACTGGATTGTCGGTAAGTGGTACGCCAAGTTCTACTACCTTTTTGCGTGGTGATAATATTTGGGCGACTCCAACCGTATCGGTAACGGGATTCACTCTAATAAACCAACAATTATTCATAACTGCTGCATCAGGTACATATGTACCAACAGCTGGAACCAATGCGATATTCGTGGAGGTTTGGGGTGGTGGAGGTGGTGGTGGGGGAGTAGGTTGGTCATCTGGATTTGTTAGTGCAGCAGGGGGAGGAGGAGGCGGTGGTTTTTGCAGTAGATTTTATTCTGTATTACCTACTAATTTAAGTTATGTGGTGGGTTCTGGAGGAGCTAATGGTGCAGCGGGAAACAACAATGGTACTGCCGGAGGAACTTCTTCATTTGGAAATGTAGTTGCAGACCCAACTAATTATCTTGCTGTAAATGGAGGGGATGGAGGAATAGGAAGTGCAGGCGCATCATCGGGAACAAATACTCAAACTCTGATAAGTGCTGGGGGATTAACAGCTATAGGATCTACTCATACTAATTCTATTTTTGGTGGAGCTAGTGTTAGAGGGCTTACTGTAACAAGTCAAGCTATTGGTGGTACTGGAGGAAATGCGGGCGTAGGTGGTTCTGGGGGAGCTGGAGGTGCAAATGCAGTTTCTGCGGTTGTTGGCATTTTTCCTGGTGGTGGAGGAGGAGGCGCAGCGAGTACAACTGCCGCAACAGCTGGAGCACCTGGAAGACCAGGCAGAATTGTAATTTGGGAATATCATTAATTTTAAAAAAAACAAGGAACAATAAATGCGGTATAATTCACAACAAATCAGTATGGAATTAGGTGCTTTGCACCATAATAAAGAATTGGCTTTCCAGCAGTATCATAAAATTTGTGGTGCTATAGAAATATTAGAAACCATGCAAAAAAATGTCTTAGAGCATGAAAAGTCCGAAGCAGAAAAATTTAAAGATGCAGAAGGTTACGAGACTGAACCTGTTCTTGAAACTGCTGCTGTTATGGACTAATGCAGCACAGGCGCAATGAGTTCGTAACCACGACTCTTGCGCCTCTTCATCATTTGCTCAACCGTTTTTTTCGCTTCTTCTTCGGAGCACACGAAAAGGTTCTTTTTGCCACCACGATTTGTATGACAAGAACCCCAACTATAATCAATTCTAATCCTATTATCATCTTCTTGGACTGTGATTTGGTAAAATCGTTCCTTTGCCTTATTGAGCCATTGGTAAATCAACATAAGTAATCAACATCTCTTCTAATGTTTCTTTATTTTCTTGGTATTGTGCCTCATCCATGAAAAAAGTAGGGTCTTGTACATCCACTTCGTGACCCTCTATATAAAATCGCAAAAATAATCCCGTTTGGTAAAAGTTGGGCATCTTACAAAATCAGGATCTTGAGCGCAAGTTATAATTTTAGTGCTTTGTAAATAGTTGCCCTAGAAACATTCATTTCTTTAGCAATAGAACGGATGGATTGACAACTTTCTTTCTTCTCTTTGACAATTTTAATGAATTTATTGTCAACTTTATTTGGTCTTCCTAAATGCTTGCCTGCTTTCTTCGCAACATCAATGCCATCTCTTTGACGAGAACGAATCATCGTGCGTTCAAATTCAGCAAAAGCGCCCATCATGTGAAGCATCAAAGTAGACATCGCATCGTCATTGCCAGTGAACACTAAATTCTCTTTGACGAATTTAATAATAATACCTTTGCCAGTAAGCATTGTTAGGATGTCCTGCAGGTCACGTAAGTTCCGTGCCAAGCGGTCTATACTATCAACAACTAACGTGTCACCCTTACGAACATAGGCAATACACTCTTGAAGTTTTTCACGGTCGAGATTACTTCCTGTAACCTTATCAACGAATTCCATATCTGTTTCAATCCCTTGTAATTGTCTGGCTGTGTTTTGTCCTTGTGATGATACACGTACATAGCCCACTACTTGATGGGTCATGCTTCATCACCACACTTAGAGCATCGAAAATATTCTCGCTCACTGAATGTTTCATTCCAATCATGATCGCAATATTTATCAATCATGGATTGTATTTTTAACACCAATTGCAATCTATTCCGCTCACACCCAGCAATTTCTTCTATAGGATAATCAAGGTATTCAGATAAAATCTGCAATTCTTCTTTTGTGAAATCGTTCATACTAAAAACCTACTAATTAAAACTAAATTGGTATTTGGTGACCTATTTTCTCATACACCCCTATATGTTCACGTTACGATCATGCCAGGCTAATGTAGGTTTTAATGAAGTATCGTTGGCCATATGTGTACGGAGTGGTTGGAACTTACATCCAACAGACGGTGATATCACGTTCTATCAATTTCCGTGGCATGGGTTAATGCTGCTCCAGTATTAGAGCGTCACCCCGTGTTGGAATTATACTACCTTTTTATACATTGTATAGTAAGGTGGTATAATTAATTTATTACAGGTGTATTTTTGATTGGGTTTTGACTGTCGATATGGTGTACCTTTTTGTACAGTAAGTAATAGGGTAAGTGGAGCTCCATAATTAAAGACTAATCTTCAATTATTTGG